CTGGTTCATATTGTTCAGACTGGGAAACTAATGGTGATTGTTCAGAAGGAGTATATTGTTCAGACTGGGATACTAATGGTAGTTGTTCTGTAGGTACGTCTACAAATAATACTGGTTGTACTACTGATAATGGTATTTGGTCAGCAACACATTATGATCAAATTACTTGTGAGAGTGCTGGTCAGACTTGGATAGAACTTTATTCAGACTATACTAATTGTGCAGCGAATGGTGGTACTTGGTATTCCTCAAACGCTACACAACTTGCTTGTGAAGATACTGGTAACGATTGGACAACAGGTACTTGTGGTACTAGTTCATTGGTGAATGACCCTGATAACACATATGTTAATAAATGTTATATTCCTCAACCTGATAACCCTGAAGTACCAGCAGAATTCCAAGCAAGTCTCTGGCCAACATCTGAGGATGCTGATGAGGTTTCTTGTGCAGCAGCAGGTGGTCAATGGCTACGTCCAATAGAACAAGTATTTTGGGATGGTGGTCAACAGGAATGTGAGACTGAGACTATCGTAACTCCTATATTTGATATAAGAACTTCATCGGATTCTGAAGGTGACATTAAATATTCAGGTCCTCCAGTAATACTCGATAATGGATCTTGGTCTAATAATTGGGATACTGTTCTTGGTTCTCAATTAAATGTTCAATATTACTTCACTAGTGATGTAGGTGAACCAAACTATAAAGTAATTAGTTTATCCTCTACTGGTGAAGTAGTGGCTGGTGATGAGTTTGGTGCAAGTGTAGAAAGTTCGGGTGACTATCTGTTAGTTGGTGCTCCTGGTACTTCTGGGTCAACAATAAACTTAAGCAAACGTGTTGGTGGTACTAACGCCTATGTGAAGAAATACAAATATAGTTCAACTGTAATTGATGACTCAGGTGCTGTTTACATATTTAATATTAACAAGGCAGGAAGTCCTAAGGTATCAAGAATAGAAGCAGACTTCTATGACAGAAACGAAAGATTCGGTGAAAGAATAACTGTTAGTGATGATTATGCATTAATTACATCTCGTGGATATAAGGTTCGTAGAGGTCGTTGTACGGCACTATACAACGATAAGTTTGAGGTGGATTCTGGTGTAATTAAAGAAAGAGGATTCTATTATACCACAGATGGATTCTTAGATTCAAGTAAAGTAATGCAAGACAACTTTATCTATCAAGAGTTCTCTTATATGTTGGACACTACTGAACAGATTAGTGAATACAGAGAAGTTGTAAAAGACAACGTTCACCCAGTAGGGATGCAACTAGTTGGATTGTACAATCTAGGTTCTAAAATTGATGTTGGTTCACTATTCGACTTAACCATTGAATATATATTGAATGTTTCTCCTGAAGCATCAGGTCAATATCTTAACCCAACAACATTCCGTAGCCTATGTAGAGAAACCACAGTAGTGTATGATAGTGACCTAGGAAGATATGTATTAAAGACATTAGCCCCTGGAGTAATTAAACCTGCTATTAGAATCACAGAGTTAATACACGAACGTATTGGAACTTGTTCGGGAGATGATATATCTACCAAACTTCCTACAGTAGATCCACAATTGTGGAAACCATTAACCACTTACGGTATTGGTGATGTTGTGGCTGCAACTTCAATAGAGTTGAACAGCACATTCTCTATCAATAGAAAAGACAACACTATATCGCTAATAGATGAATTTAATGCTGATGGTGCTAGAGTTACTGTTCAAACAAATTCTATTGCTGTAGACTACATTGAGAATTGTATATACTCACCAGAGAATTATACTTGGGCAAGTTCAGAACCTTCAGGAACTCTACCTCTACACGGTAATATTGGAAGTTATTCGTTCTTGAAAGTTTATTTCGATGGTATTCTTCAAACTGAAACTAAGTGTTTCGATAATATTACACAAGAAGATATTACAAGTAGTTATTCGTATGAGGCAATTTGTACAGGTAGTGGTGGTGGAACTTGGAAAGGATACACTGTTGATATCACAGGTAATAATTTACTATTAGATGGTGTTGAATATGGAACAGAAATTTCCATTGAACATTACAGATTCCCGTCAGATACTTTACCTACAGGTTTGATTAGTCCTACATACCATTATTATCATACAACACAAGAGAATATAACACTTGGATTCGATGTGGATTCAAACTCTATACTTGAAGTATATGGAGATGGTGTATACCAAAGTCCTGAGAAGATAACTATAGACGAAGTTAATAATGTTGTAACAATAGCTGATATTGAGAACTATGTTAATGTAGTTATAATAGATATGTCTAACTGGACATTAGTATCACCTAATTATGAATATTTCGATTATGCAAGTAGTACACTAGAATTATCAAATAGTTTATTTGAGCAAACCATTATTCAAATTTGGATAGATGGTGTATTCCAGAGTGCTTCTAAAACATCACTTTGGAAACCTAATACACTGTACAGTGCTGATGATATAGTTGGTGCTCCAGATGATCCTACTGCAGCATTTATCGTTGAAAAGATTTATGGTGATGGTAAAGCAGCACAATTAGATTCTCATATGCCTAATTTCAAACACGTTGAGATGGGTGGATTTATTCAAGACGGACCTGTTGAGGCAGTATATGATGAAATAGGTTCAGCGATTATTAGATATGACCGTGATGTAAGAATTATTTGGAGAAAAGTTCCTATCATTTACGATAGATACTTCTTAGCAGCAACAGTCTCAGATATAAGTAGTGGTACTCATAATGGTCTTAGCGGTCCTTTTGAGCCAGTGTGGACTCCTGAAAGGAATAGTCAAACTCACGATAATGAAATAACTTGGATAGCATTATCTGCTACAAACTTCTATGATGATAACATTAGACCTGCCGAGATTGTTCAAGTAGAAACTGAAACTTATTCTTCTACACCGTCAGAATATCCATTTATTACCAACTCATTTATTGTTGGTGCTAATGTAACTGATATGACTATAGAACTAGGAAATTGTTATGCTGGTACTAATATTACGAATGCAACTGATTGTAATGCAGTGGCTGGTGCAATTGGTCAATGGAATTACACACTAAATACTTGTGACTATATTAGACCTTCTTCTATCGATAGTTGGACTCAGACACTTTGTGTAGACCCAGCTCAAGGTGGTACTTGGGAATCGTATGCAATTTTAGAAAACAGTTTAAATAACGCTGAGACTATTGGAGTTAATGGAACTACTAGATATACATTATTTGATACTAAATCACAGGCTTGGAAGTCAGCGATTGAGTATCCTGTAGATGAAACTGTTAAGTTCTTTAGTGTTGAACTAAATACTTGGAGTATCTATAAATGTTTACTTACTAATAATAAGACCGTTCCACCAAGTAACACTGTCTATTGGGAGTTTATTGATACAACAGATAATGTCACCACGGGTAAAGTGTTCTTTGTTAATGCAACAACAAATAGTATTGTTGAAGAATTCCGTGAATTAATTGCAGATGGAGCAGGTAATTTAACTATAGAAAAATGGACTCCAGTTGGAACAATTGACTATATAACTGGAACAATCAATATAAATAATTTAAGACTAAGTGATTATATTTCTGCTGGAACAGAGATAGTATTAAAAGCAACTAAAAATTTATGAGGAATAAAATATGCCAGGTGTAGTAACAGCAGAATTTAGAACAATTCACACTATCAACTTTGTTGATTCTATCGATTATACACAGGATGAGAATACAACTGAGACAGATATTAGACACGTTTATTTAGGAATTGGCAGGCAAGATGCCTGGCCTAATGACACTAATAACAGACCTGAGTATGATAGGTCATTCAAAGTACCAGAACCATCCTCGGATGACCCTGCTCACATAGCAGAGTTTTGGGACGGTATCATATCATCTATTCGTATATATCGTGATGAGATTTCACCTGTATTGATTAGAAAAGATTATCAATCAAACTTCATGTATAATGTAGGAGATGTTGTACTTTCTATTCACAACAATGAATACTATGCTTATGAATGTAAGACTGTAGGCTTCATTGCAGGAACAACTGAACAAACTGATTCAACATTTAAACCTGTTGGATATGAAGGGAATGTGGTAGATCCTGCTAACCCAGGTACTGTTCTACCGGGACTCTTTAGTTACGATGATGGATATACTTGGCAATTCTTATATGACATGAATGAGTTTATTCGTGAGAAGTTCATGACTGAATTATATATTCCAGTACCTTATGGTTCAGGAAAGACTATTCTACAAGACACGTATGGTAAAGATAATGCAATTTCTTTAGCCAAGTGTCGACACGTAATGATGAGAAAGAAGTTAGATGACTCACTCATTCCAAATAAACGTATTAGACAGATTGCTCTAATGCTAGACCCATTACTACAAGAAGAGTATCAAAACGATACTGCTCTTGCAAGAGACTTTATTCATTATGGAACTTCGGTTGCTGATGAATTTATTCTAAAAAATGCACAAGGTAATTTTGTTATCCCACCTCTGGAAGAAGATTCTGGTTCTATATTCTATCTTGAAAATAGATTACCATTAAACCGTTCAGACGATCAAGTTGAAGAGATAAGACTAATTATCGAATTCTAATATAGGAAAAAATACAATGGATTTAAATATTAAGCCATACTACGATGACTTTGACGATACAAAACGATTTACGCAGATTGTATTCAATCCAGGTCGTGCCGTTCAAGCAAGAGAATTAACACAGATTCAGTCACTATTCAAAAACCAGCTACGTAGACTGGGGAAAGGAATGTTCATAAACGGACAGAAGATTGAAGGTGGAAACATAGGTACTGGTGAAAAGGAATATATTAAGATAACTGGTATTCCTACAGAAGAGTATGTTGGTAGACAGTTTACTAATGGTGTAACAAAGGTTGTTATTACACATATTGGTAGAGAAATAACATTATATAACCCAGATGGTACTGTATTAGAATCGAGAGATTATTCAAAGTACTTGTATTATGAACACGTAGGAACTAGTGAAGGAGAATTCTTAGCGAATGAGAGTATCTGGACTGAGGTTGGTTCACCAGCAATCAATACTAAGATTGCTAATGAAGTGGGTGCAGTAGGAATAGGACAACTGGCTTATATAGACCCTGGCGTATTTTACATGGATGGTGAATTCCACCACGTACCAGCACAAGAGATTATATCAGACCACGATAGGACTATACCTTCATTAAAACTTGGACTAGCTCTCATTGAGGACATTATTCGTGCAGGTGATGACAACACATTAAATGACCCTGCCTCTGGACATTATAACTTTAATGCTCCTGGTGCAGACCGTGTTAGAGCTACTCTAACACTAATGACTTCTGATACTGCTAGGAAAGACTATCCTCTTGCAAGTTTCATTGAACTATCACGATCTAAGAAAGGACAGATTATTTCTCTTCCTTCTTCACCAGAAAAAAATGCGAGTGACTTAGATAGAGTATTGGCACGCAGAACATATGACGAATCTGGTAACTACATTGTAAGAAGATTCCCAATCACAGCTTCAATTGATTCTAATCCAGACTTACTTGAAACTGATTCATATTTTGAGAAAGACCAAGTCAGACTTAGAGTAGAACCTGGTACAGCATATGTACTTGGATATAGAGTAGCTAGAGCATCTTCTGAATTTATATATACTCCTCTAATAGATGAGAACGACCCAGTTAATTGGGGAACAGTTACTGGTCAAGAATATCAAGTAGAATTCGGTCCTTATTTCTTAACACAACCTGTTGGAGTTTATGGTTCTAGTGCCGACTACATGTTTGGAACATTCCCTAACGGATTTCCAATTGTCCAATCTGGCTCAACATTCCAAATTCAAAATTCATCTAGTCAGTCTATTGGTACTTGTGTAATCAGAAACTTTAGAAGAACTTCAAGTGCCGCGAACACTATATCTCAATATGAGATGTATTTCGATTATCCATTCTTGTCTGGAACTGAATCGACAATTGCTACTGCTGCTGCGAAGTTGGTTAAGATGGAATCTGATGGATCATTCTTAGGAAGTCCTATAACTATTTTATTACAAGATGGTATTCAGGGTAACTTTAGTAGTAATCTACTATTCCCATTACTTCAAGGTAACATAAAAGTAGTATCAAATGTCACTCAATATATTAATAGAGTGGGAAGTGCTACTAATTCGAGTGATGACACATTGACAATCACCGTTGAAGAAAACAGCATTGAAACTTTCTCAGATAATCAATATGTTGTTTGTGCTCCAAATGTTGGAAATGTGTTTGAGGTTGATATTCAACCATCAATGATTGTCAGTGATTCTCACACTTTGCAAATAACACTTCCTACTGGTTCTCCAACAGGTGCATATGAAGTTCATTATCAAGTTAAACAGTCTAACATTGGTAATATTGTTAAGACTAGTCAAGATAATACAGAGACATTATCTATATCAACAATGGTTGGGAACAGATTTGCATTAGATAAAACTGACGTTCATCATATTAAATCTATTTTAGATACAGCTGGTGCAGAGGTATCACATAAATTCTCATTCGATAGTGGACAACGTGATACTATCTATGACAAGGCAGCATTAGTATATAATGGCGGTGATGCAAGTGAACTTGGTGTCAACATAGTAGTAATATACTCATACTTCCTGAGAACTTCAACTATTGGTACAATGAATGTTAGTTCATACCCTTCTCAGTACTTGTATAATCCTATAAAATACAATTCTAAAACTTCTGGTAAAACTATAAACTTGAGAGATGCAATTGATGTACGTCCTCTTATTGACGAAGTAACCCCTACTGATATTATTATTCCTCAAAGCAGTATAACTTGTACGTATGATTACTTCAAGTCTAGAGTAGACAAAATAGTATTGACGACTAATGATACAATTGAAGTTCTACATGGAACTCCATCGTTGACACCGAGACCATCAGCAGACCAAGTTAATACACTTTCGATTTATAATATTTTAATTCCACCATATCTTAAAAATGGTAATGATGTTAAGTTCACTTCTATTGAAGCTAAAGCCTACACAATGGCTGACATAGGTTCTCTTGAAAGTAGAATTAGTAGATTAGAATATTACACTTCTCTATCTTTACTTGAGAAGTCTGCTATTGCAACTGCCATTAGTGATTCTTCTGGTACAAACAATGCATTCAAAAATGGTATATTGACGGATAACTTTACTAGCCACGCGACTGGTGACTTCTTAAATCCTGAGTATTGGTGTGCCATTAGTAGTGGTTTCATGACTGTACCTACTGAAGCAAATAATCTTCAATTTGAACACTCTTGGTTAACGTCTGACGCTTCCGGTCTTACTTTCCCTAACATATACGATGGTATTAAAATGCCAACTTTAGATGCTTCGGCGTCTGATACTGGTATTAATTTCCTAACTGGTAATACTACTAACACTGACTCCACAACTGGTGGTGTTAAAATAACCAAGAATTTGTATGCATTGTCATACGTAGAAAAAGAAATTCTTACTCAAACATATTCAAGTACTGTTATTAATATTAATCCATACAATGTGTTTAGATATGCTGGATTCTTAGAATTAACTCCTAGTAGTGATTCTTGGATAGATACTCGTAATATATCTCCTCTTGTAGTTGAACTTGAGCAGGGTGATGAAACTGCAATGTGGAATGCATTAAATGCTCCATTAGCATTGACAATGGAACCTGATATTGTTGAGAATAAGATAATCGGTACTCAATTCAGTGGATGGCAAGATAACCAACTTGAATGTTTTGGTAGTGGTTCGACTGTAGGTTGGGGTAATAGATGTGAATTTGAAGAAAGTAGAACTGGAACTCAAACTATTGAGACTACTGAGTCTGGTATTATTGCTCAGATTAGCTCTAGCCCAGTAACCACAAATATTGGTAACTACGTTATAGACACATCTATTATTACACAGATGAGAGCTAAAGATATCGTATTCGAAGGAAAGAACTTTAAACCAAATGAAATTGTTGATGTCTATTTCGATGGAATTAATATGGTTAACTATTGTTCACACGAAATTCCAGTGCCACTTGACAATGAGAGAAAGATTGAGGCGTTAGACAGTGGTAGTTCAGCTATTAGAGGCGCTCCATATATCACAGTGAAAATTTCACCTTACATGGGATGGAATTGGTTGGATACATTTGGCACTATAGCTGAAAGATTAGTAGGTTCTTGGATAACTACATACGTAACTGATGAAGATAGTACTGACACTGGTGCAGAAGATCATTCTTCAGCTACATTATTTAGAACGCAACCGTTTAGTGCTGCACACGATAACTTTAATGGATTCAATAACTTTAGACAGTTTAATTATTCAGTATCAGGTGAGGGTGTTATATATAATGACGTGTTCTCAGGTACATATGCTTATGTGATGGGAGTAGTACCTGATGAAGTTAATCAAACGGCAACCATATTTTTAACTGACATTGTGGGTCCTGAAGGATTCAATAAGTCTTACTTGAAAAATACTTGGTCTAGTCAATGGCAAAGTAAAGATTTTGGTGAAGCAACCAACGACCTTAAATTGAGAGTTAGAACTCCTTGGGAGTTATCAGAAATGATTTCTAACCCTCAACAAGGAACTGATATTGCATTAGAAGCACAACGAGTAATGTTTCAACAAGCACTTGATGTTGTTCAATGGGATGGTATAGACATGGTAATGGATGCTGGTGTAGTTGGTAAATACTCACTACCTGAATTCCCTATAGGTGGAATCGCTGCGAATAAGTATCATCTTAAGACAGACGATTTTGGTAATGTTAAAGGTGTATTCCATATGCCAGGTGGTATTTTCTCTACAGGAACTAAGACTCTTAGAATTCAATCACCATCCGACACAACTGCTGGTGAGGCAGGGTATACTGCATTTGGTACATTACAGACTAAGAGAGATACAATTCTTTCGTATGATGTCCCAATGTTATCAATGGAAAGAATTAGTAACACATCTACTACATTTGCTATTGTCACAGAAAATAGAAACAGAAGACAAGAGTGGAGTGACCCTATCGCTCAATCATTCTTAACTGATTTTGTCGATGATGTAATGGACAATAATGGAATAGAACATAGAAGAGCAATGGAAGAGGGAGTATATCTATCTTCTATAGACATATGGTTCGCTAGAAAACCTGACAGTATAGGACCTAATAAGAATACAGTAATAACATTAGAATTAAGAACAATGCAAAATGGAATTCCAACTAGTCTTGTGCTTCCAGGTTCAATTGTGTCTTTACATCCTTCTGATGTTACATCTAGTGCTGACGCTGGAGTAATACCAACTGCAACTAAATTCAGTTTTGATTCTCCTATGTATCTGGAGTACAGTCAAGAGTATTCATTTGTTCTTCTTTCAGATTGTGACGAATATGAAGCATTTATATCGACTATTGGTAAACCTGATATCGCTACTGGTGACGTAATTACTAAACAACCATATATTGGTGTGATGTTTAAATCACAAAATGGTTCTACGTGGACTCCGATGCAAGAGTCTGATGTGATGTTTAGAATGAATCGTTGTAAGTTTAATAATAACCTTAAAGCAGAAATAATACTATCTCCTAAGATTGAGATTGGAGCTGATTATTCTTCATATAATCTCCTTGGTGATGGATTTGATGCCAGTACATATCTATTAAATACTACTCAAGGAATACCAGAAAATACTAGTATTGGTTGGGAATGGAGCAAAGATGGTAGTGTTTGGAATGAAGTCATCCCTGGGGTGAAAGATATATTCGATGGTGTACAAACATTTGTAGACACTGCAGCAGCAACTACAAACCCTGACGGTTCCCCTAACAACATTACAGAGATTGAAAGAATAAAGGCACGTCCAATATTCTTGAAAGCAAATCTAGCTTCTGCATATGACAACATCACACCATTTGTATCAAGAGAAAGAACTAACATGATTCTTGAGTATAACTTACACCATTGGTATGAGCCATTCACTACAGGTCAATATCTTGGTGGTGAAGATAAATTATTTGTTGGTGATACCAGAGCAATAGCAGGAGATCGTATTCCTGGTGTATACATTACTAAATCAGTGACGTTGAATAACCAAGCTAATAGTTTACGTGTATATTCTTCAGTATTCGAAGGGATTACTGGTGGAGTGAGATTCTATTATAATACTGATGGCGCTCCACAACAATATATTGAAATAAATACTCGCCCAATTGAGGGTCAAACATTCTTAGACTTAGAATCATATCGTGGAATTATTGTTATTACAACTAGTGATAATCTTGTGCCTACATATGCTGAATATGAATCAAACGCTCAGAAATGGGAATCGTATGCAATTGTTGAATCGTATGAAGTACAAGGTGGTACTGGTGATGAAAATACTATTGGTAGATTATATCTATCAGAAATCAATGACGATGCAGAAGATAATAAAGGCTTTATCACCACACATAACAATGATGGAACTACACCTAAAAAGTTATGGATTCATCCAATGTATGTTAATGGAGAAGGTCAAAGACATGTTGAATTCACTACCCAGGGGCAAGGTGCAGAAATAACTCAAGGTTTAACAAGTGTTGTCAGTGATGAGAATAGACTGGAATGGAAACCAATGATGTTACAATCTGTAATGGGTCAAGAACTAGAAGCGACAGACATCAAATCTGATGGTAATCCTGCCGAAGTATCAGATGTTGGTTTGATATCTAGTTTGGAAACTAGGTCGACAATAGTACTTCACTCTGGAGATAGTTTTGCAGAATGGGAATTAGTTCCTGCAGTACCTAACTACTTTAGAAGTGCTCAAGACACTGGTGCTAAACAATCTGCTCAAACTGCACAAAGTTTCAGTACATTCAGAGTTAAAATTGAATTGATTGCAAAAGACCCGTTAGATGTTCCAGCAGTGAAGAACTTACGTGCTATAGCAATTACTGCATAGGAGATTAAATGAATAAAAGAATAGAAGGAATGCCAGGATATCGTGATAAAGATTCTGGTGCATTAATATTCACTGATGAAGTTGAATATAACAGAGTACTGCGTAGAAAGAAAATTGCTCAGTCTCAAGAAGACACTATAAATATTATGAGAGATGAAATTAATGAACTTAAAGCATTAGTAACACAGATAACCTCAAATTAATTAAGGGACAATAAAGATGGCTTGGACTACATACCTAAATCGCATTTCAGTAGATGATACTTTCGACACTTGGCGTATCGAAACTAATAACTCATTTGATGTTATTGATGAATACAGAATAAAAATTGATACAGAAGATCAATTAAACTCACTAGTGGTTACTTCAGGCGTTTGTGATGATAGTGAAACGGCAGGACTTTGTTCTGTAACGCTAGATGCTGGTGTCACAATTAATGAAACTAATTGTTCTAATGGTGGTGGTTCTTGGAGTCCTACTCATTCAAGTAGAGATTCTTGTGTAAATGCTAGTCAAGTTTGGACACCTGACAGATTCTCTTACACAGCAAATGGTATGAATCTTCTTACTATTAGTGGTGGAGAACAAGCTAATGGTACAGGTCAAATAGACCACGAAGACACTCAAGTACGAATTTTTAGTACTCAAACGTCCACAGATTACGATACTGGTGCTTTAGTTATCGAGGGTGGTGTTGGTATTCATGGTGACCTAAACGTTAAAGGAAATATCAATTTCCTAGCAAACGAAGCCACTGGTGGAACAATAACCTTTGGTGATACCAATACTGATAATGTGGTCTTTGGTGCTGACGTTGATTCTAATATCATTCCTAATACTGACGATACATTCGACCTAGGTGCTTCAGCTCAACAGTGGAAAGACATTTACATTAATGGTATCTCTAATTTAGATGAGACTATTATAATTACTGACGATGGTACATTCTCTGTATCCGGTAGTAATAGTTTTGACATTGACGTTGCGGCATCATCTAGAATTGCTACTTCTGTTGGTGATATAACCATAGATTCAGAAGCAGGTACTCTTATCTTAGATGGTCATACTAGTGTTGATATTGATTCAGCATCTACAGTGACAATTGATTCAGAGACTACTACGACACTTACTTCTAATGGTACAATTGTACACGTTATTACAAATGATTTAACAAATAATGTTGATGCTGGTGATGTTGTAAATACTTCTGTTAATTCAACTCACACGACTTCAAACGACTTTAATGTTGTTGCTACTAATGATATAGATTTAGATGCAACAAATAACATAGAAATTTCTGCAACAGAATTGGTAGATGTTGATGGTAAGAATGTAGACATTACTGCTGTACAGACTCTAGATGTTGATGGTAATATCATTAACCTAGATGGAACGAATTCTGTTAATATTGGTGGTACTGGTACAACTAATAATATAGGACTTACTGCGGTAACAAATGTAGACATTACTGCTAATCAGAGTGTAAGTATTACTTCTGCTGAGTCATCCACATATAAAACGAATAATGGTAGACTTACCGTTTCCGGTGATGATGGTGTTACTATTGATGGAAATAATTCAACAACAATCATTGAGGCTAGTGGTCAAACTGTAGACATTAACGCTACAACTCTAGATGTTGATACAACTGGTTCAATTAATCTTGATGCCGATACCACATCCAATTTCACTTCACTAGAAGACATTGATATTACTGCTGGTGCAAACTTAGACTTAGATGGTTTAACTGTAAACATAGACGCAACTGATAGTGTTAAAATTGCTACAGCAACTTCTATTCCTGTAACTATTGGTAATATTGTATCTGAAGTTACATTCGCAGATAATGTAACTGTTACTGGTAATTTAACTGTTCAAGGTGATACTACTACAGTTAATACATCGACTCTAACTGTTGAAGACCACAATATAGAACTTGGTAATGTTGCCACTCCTACTGATGCAACTGCAAACTTAGGTGGTATTACATTACATGGTACTACTGACCATACTCTTACTTGGAATCAAACGTCTGGTGGTTATTGGAATATTAGTGAGAAGTTAAATGTTGACAACTTATGGCTTGATGGAAATACAATTACTGGTGACACAACACTAAATATAGAATCTGGAAGTGGAACTATTAATGTTGGTAATGGTGATGCTACAAACATTAACATACACGCCACAAATTATGTCAATGACTCCACAAATAATACGATTAACGCAACCACCTATATAGCAAATACTACCTCATATTCAGTTAATCCAACAGCATCATATAACTTAAGTACACCAGGAAATATTAATATTGATTCTGCTACTTCAGGTGGAGTAGGTAATGATATTAGTATTGCAGCAGGTGAGAGTGATTTAAATCTTACTGGATATGATATTAACATCACTTCTCAAAGTTGGACGTACTTAAATGGTGCTGTCAAACTTCAAGGATTAGAATTTAGAAATAGTACCTTTAGAATTGCTGATGAAAATACAGACCTACACCTCCTTGGTGATAATGGAACTGCTAATTTAGTATTCGGTGGTACTGGTGGTGTTGTCATTCAATCAGGTACTGAAATTGATGAACCTTGGAATGCATATCACCCTTCGTGGACACCTGGTGATGATACAGAAGTTCCAATTGATGGTTGGGGTACTTGTAGTCTTAATATTAACACGTACACAGCCACTTCTTATACTGGTGACGAGGGTGAGCAAATACCATATTACTTAGTTTCTAATGCAACAGCTCCAACTACAGGAAGTTCTTGTGCGTTAGTTTTCCAATGTCATAACATGATTGGTACTGAAGAAGCTTGTAAATCGATAGGTGGTGCTTGGGCAAGTGAACAATCATTAAACAATCAATGTGTACAACCACTTGATCCTGATGGTGTTGAATTCACAGAAGGCAGTTGTGTATCACACGGTGGTGTATGGACTACTGGTTCGTGGATACAACCAATTGCCCGAACTGGACATTTAAGATTCAATACTGACACAGGTAGATTCGAAGGTTTTGATGGTACAGCATTTAGATCTATTGATGGTGTATATGATAGAGATAATAATACGTTTATTAGAGCTGAAGAGACTACTGGTGGAAACCAAAACATATTAGAATTCTTTACTGATGGAGTAGAGAGATTTAGAGTTGACGGTACTGCAATACTTCCTGAGACTAATAATAATTTAGACTTAGGTTCTTCTACATACCAATTTAAAAATATCTGGATAGATACTACTGCATATATTGACCATTTAGAAGTTGAAGATACCACTGCAGTTAATACTGCTAGGACAACTGGAAGTGCATTATTCAAAGGTGGAGTAGGAATAGACGGAAGTCTAGAAGTTGGTGGTAATATTCATGCAGTTGGTTCAATAACTGCTGATGGTTCTCTGACACTTGGTGATGCCAATACAGACAACGTAGTATTCAATGCTGATGTAAACTCTCATATCATTCCTAATACTGACAATACATATAACTTAGGTTCTAATAGCCAACAATGGAAACATATCTGGATTAATGGAACTGCATATCTTGACGAAGTTTCTATTCAAGATTCTACTCAGTCAACTACAAATGGCTCAGGTGCTTTAACTGTTGCTGGTGGTGCTGGAATCGCTATGAATGTAAATATTGGTGGTACATTAGATGTTGATGGTGCAACAACACTAAATGGTAATATAACACTTGGTGATGCTAATACAGACAACGTAGTATTCAAGGCCGATGTTGATTCTAATATTTTACCACAAACAGACAATACATATAACTTAGGTTCTTCTAGTCAACAGTGGAAAGATATCTATATTAATGGAACTGCATACCTTGACGATGTTGATATTCAAGACACTACTCAGTCAACTACTAATACTACAGGTGCTTTAACTGTAGCAGGTGGAGTTGGAATTGCTGAGAATGTAAATATTGGTGGTACACTAGATGTTGATGGAGCTACCACATTAAATGGTAATGTAACACTTGGTGATAATACTGCTGATAATATTGTATTCACAGGTGATGTAAATTCGAATATTTTACCACAAACAGATGCTAGTTATAACTTAGGTTCTTCTAGTCAACAGTGGAAAGATATCTATATTAATGGAACTGCACATATTGATACTGTTATTGTTGATGAAACTACAACTTCAACTAGTTCTACTACAGGTGCTTTAACTGTTGCTGGTGGTGTTGGAATTGCTGAGAATCTAGAAGTTGGTGGTAACATCCACGCAGTTGGTTCAATAACTTCTGATGGTTCTCTGACACTTGGTGACGCTAATACAGATAATATCACATTTAAAGCAGACGTTGATTCTAATATCATTCCTAATACTGACGATACATTCGACCTAGGTTCTACTGACCAACAATGGAAAGACATTTACATTAATGGAACTGCATATCTTGACACTGTTGCTGTTGATGAAACTACAACTTCAACTACTAATACTACAGGAGCATTAACTGTTGCTGGTGGTGTTGGAATTGTTGAGAATGTAAATATTGGTGGTACATTAGATGTTGATGGTGCAACAACACTAAATGGTAATGTAACACTTGGTAATGCTGACACAGATACTGTTAGTTTCAGTGCTGATGTAAATACTAATATCATTCCTGATGATGAAACAAGAGAACTTGGTTCTACTTCATCTAGATGGAATAAGATTCATATTAAAACTCTTGCTAACATTGATGGTGATATCGATATTGAAGGTGATATTGATATGGCTTCTGGGAAGTTATTAACTTGGGTAAGTGATACTCAAAAGATATCTTCAACTGGAAGTGCAATGACAATTGACTCTAAGACTTCAATCGATTTAGGTTCGAGTTCAGAGTCTATTAATATTGGTGTATCAACAGATGCTTCTAATCCTGCCGATGTTGATATCTACTTAGGAAATATAGAAAGAACTGTATCTACAGTCCCTTACAACTCTACAGTACACGTAAAGGATAAACTAGTAGTATATGGTGATTTCACATTATTAGGTTCTTCTGACAGTGCTTTAGTACCAGTAGGTGGTGTTGCTCTTGGTGTTGCAATGCAATCATATCTTGATGCTGATGCTGCATTAGCATCCCCAACATTAGATGCTGCTGGTATTGCTGCACTAGATGAAGGATTCCCAATCTCATTTGATAGAGATGCAACAACTTATATCTATGCAGAAGCCGATGACGACTTAAGATTTGTAGTTGGAGCAGGAGAACAACTTTCTTTAACTACTACTAAATTTACAGTAGCCAAGAAATTAGCAGTAACTGGTACGAGTACGTTAACTGGTGCTACTTCTATGTCGACTGCTTCAACAAGTGGTCTAGCGACTCTAGAAAGTCTTTCTGTTACTAATGCTGCTACTGTAGATAGTCTTTCTGTTACTAATGGTACTTCAATGAAGACTGCATCCACTAGTGGTCTTGCGACTCTAGAAAGTCTTTCTGTTACTAATGGTGCAGAGGTAGGTGGTACATTAGGTGTTACTGGTGCTACAACAATGTCAACTGCATCCACTAGTGGTCTTGCGACTCTAGAAAGTCTTTCTGTTACTAATGGTGCCTTAGTTGGAGGAGACCTTACAGTTTCTGGTGACTTAACAATTTCTGGTACTACAACCACAATTAATACTGAAACAGTAAATATTCAAGATAATATTATTGTTCTTAATAGTAATTCTGCTAATACTCCTGTCGAAGATGGTGGTATTGAAATCGAAAGAGGTACTAGTACTAACGCTACATTCAAATGGATGGAAACTGGTGACTACTGGGAAGCTTCAAATCAATTTAGAGTAGATAATCTTAAATTT